GCCGATGTGGCCAACAATGAACGGCTTTGGGTGGCCGGCGATCGGCTGCGCCAGGATCTTGCCCTATCGCAGACGATGCCTGGCGTGCAAAGCCAGCTGAAACCGAAGGTGACGGCCGGCGCGCGTGGCCCGGCCAATCCCGAACTGATGATGACCGGGGCGGTATACGCTGCAGATAACGTGCGCAAGGCGCGGGCGGCTGTAGGGCTTACCATGTGGCCGCTGCTGGTGCATGTCTGCGGAGACTTTGGCCCAGCGGCAGATTTCGCCCAGCAGTTCCGTGGCCGCAGCGGCGCGCTTACCGCGCTGTCCCTGGGCCTGGATGCGTTGGCGCGCTTCTATCGCATCGGCAGGCGAAACCAGAATCAGCGCAAAATCAGTTAGTTACGCATCCGGCTTGCCCATCAGGTGCGAACTGATGCAATCCATTTCTTCAGGGTGGTGATTTTCGCCCGAAATGCAGGGTAAGTGCGTTCCACGCGCTGGCTTGCAGATGGCGAGAATCACCACCCCGGCAGTTTCAGTTGGCGATGGCAGGTAACTGCTACAGCCACGATCGGTCAGCCAGCGGTCCCCATCCCTTGGCTGGCCGAATCCATGCACAGAGGGGCTTTGCTCGAAAGAGCCTGGCAAGCCGTACCGCTTCCGCGTTCCATGTCGCGCTGAAGCTGAAGCCTTTAGGTGGTTGGACGTGGGCCAGAGCCCCGAAAGGAAGAACGGCCCCGCCATCTGGTGGGGCCGTTCGCGCAAGGTGACCATGCCAACCAGGCCGCGCACCCATCGCCCTATCAGCACCCTGGGTCATCAGCGGCACGTTGACCCTGACCAGGCTGCACGGAACGAAGCCCGCAAGCAGGAACGGGAACGCAAGCGCCAGCTGGACCAGCAGCGGCCCAGTGCCAGGCGCCGCGGCTATGACAGGCTTTGGGAAAAGGTGAGAGCCCAGCAGCTATCAGAGTTTCCGCTGTGCGATTGTGGGCAGATTGCCACGGTGGTGGATCACATCCAGTCCATCCAGCTGCGCCCTGACCTGCGGCTTGACCGGGGGAACCTGCGGAGCATGTGCAAGCCGTGCCATGACCGGCGAACGGCGCGGGACCAGGGCTTTGCCAGGCCGAAAGCAGCCCCCTGTGGGTGACGCCGAACCGCAGCACCTACGCCGCAGCGCAATAGGGGGGCGGGGTAAAAGTCTGGCGGTTTCACCTGGGGACCGCCATGGGGAGCCGAATTTGCATGCCCGCGAAATTGCGCGAAAAGCCGGAAAGCGCGCGGGGGGTGCGCAACGCGCTGCGCAGTGGCAGGTGGCACTTGTGGGCCATGATGAGGCGAAAGCCTGGCAAGCAGCCGGCTGGGAAATTGAAGAAATTCCCGGATATCACGGGATATTTTCCAAATTGGCGGTGATGTATGGGGATCCGCGGCAGGAAGCCGAAAAGCGCCATAACCCACATCATCAACGGGAATCCGGGCAAGCGACCGATCAATGAGCATGAGCCGGTTGCGGACGGTGCGCTGGGCGAGCCGCCGCCCGACCTGACACCCGACCAGCTGAAGCTGTGGGCCTACGCGATTCAGCACGCGCCGGCCCATGTGCTGCGCTTGATTGACCGCGATGTGCTGCGGGCCTGGGTGATCGCGGGGGATCTGCACCGCAAAGCAGCCGCCATCATTGAAGCGGAAGGGCTGATATCGACGGGCGCGGAAGGGCAGCCAATGCGCCATCCCGCCATCGCCGTGCTGCGCGATGCCACCAGCATGATGATGCGCGCTGCAGAACAGATGGGTTTCAGCCCGACCGCCCGAGCCCGCATCAAGGCACCGGGGCCGAAAACCATTGACAAGAAAAACCCATTCGCAGCGCTCAAAGGAAACGCTGCCAACAGCTAAGCGCAAAGCCGCTTCCACCAGGCGGCAGTCCAGCCAATCTGGCCGCCGGCCGCCCGCGATGGATCCTGCCGAGGATTACGCCAGGCGGGTGACCAGGGGCGAAATCATCGCCTGCAAATGGGTGAAGCTGGCGGCCAAGCGCCACCTTGATGACCTGGTGCGGCAAGGCACAGCGGGCTTTCCCTATGTCTGGGACAGGCTGAAAGCCGATCGCATCAGCACCTTTGTGCAACTGATGCCCCATGTGAAAGGCCCGCTGGCCGGCGACCTTATCAGGCTGGAACCGTGGCAGCAGTTCATCCTGCGCTGTGTCTTTGGATGGGTTCACAAGACAACCGGCTTTCGCCGCTTTCGCCGCGTCTATATCGAGGTTCCGCGCGGCAACGCCAAGTCCACGCTTAGCAGCGCCTTGGGCCTTTACATGCTGGCCGCCGATGATGAGGGTGGCGCCGAAATCTACGCGGCAGCCACCACCAAGGAACAAGCCAAGATCGTTATGCGTGATGCCCAGCAGATGGGCCGCAAGGCAGACGATTTCCGGGAGCATTTCGGGGTGGAAGTCACCGCTCATGCGGTGGTGCAGCAGGCCAGCGGCAGCCGTTTCCTGGCTGTCTCGAGCGACGAAGGCACCTTGGACGGCTTCAACGTCCACCTGGCCATCATTGATGAACTGCATGCGCACAAAACGCGCGGCGTTTATGACGTGATGGAAACCGGCATCGGCAAGCGCACACAGTCGTTGTTGTGGGCCATCAGCACCGCCGGCAGCAATCGCAGCGGCATCTGCTACGAAGTCCGCACATATTTGACCAAGGTGCTGCAGGGCATCGCCAAAGATGATGCCTTTTTCGGCATCATCTACACCATCGATGACGGCGACAACTGGCACGATCCGAAAAGCTGGGAGAAAGCCAACCCGAACTGGGGGGTGAGTGTCCAACCCGATGTGATCGCAGGCCTTGCCGCAAAGGCCATGCAGATGCCGGCGGCGCAGGCGAACTTCCAAACCAAGCATCTTGATGTTTGGGTGGCTGCTGACCAGGCGTGGATGGATATGCGGGCATGGGATCGATGCGCGGACACCAGCCTGGAAATTGAAGATTTCGAGGGCGAGGACTGCATTGCAGCGCTGGACCTGGCAAGCAAAGTGGATCTTGCCGCCAAAATGCGCATGTTCCGGCGCATCATCGATGAACGGGAACACTTCTACTTGTTCGGCCAGTATTACCTGCCGGAAGCGGCGGTGCTGGAAGCGCGTAACAGCCAGTATCAGGGCTGGCAGATAGATGGGCGGCTGATCACCACGCCCGGCGATGTGCTGGACTTCGAGCGCGTCAAGCAGGATGTGCTGGACGATGCCGACAGGTTCCAGCTACTGGAAATCGCATATGACCCTTGGCAGGCGCTGAACCTTGCCCAGCAGCTGCAGGCGGAAGGCGCTACCGTCATTGAGTACCGCAACACGGTGGCGAATTTCAGCGCACCGATGAAGGAACTGCAGGCCCTGGCATTGCAAGGCCGCCTGCATCATGACGGCGACCCGGTTTTGACCTGGGCAGTATCCAATGTGGTTTGCCACACGGATGCCAAGGAAAACATCTATCCGCGCAAAGAGCGGCCGGAAAACAAGATTGACCCTGTGGTGGCGGCAATCATGGCGCTGGGCAGGTGGATGGCTGCACGGGCGCAGACGCAAGCCCAGCAGGCTTTTGTGGAGCTCTAGACATGCTGGGATTTTTCAGCCGCAGCCGCGGCCAAGTTGCGCTGGCGGAACGGCAAGAGCCACAGCTGATGGCACCAAAGGCGGAAGGCCAGGCGCCGCGCCCACTGCCCGACTGGTCCGCAGCCGAGTTGTTCAGCGGAATTCCCAGCCTGGCCGGCCCGGTGGTAACGGCAGAAACTGCCATGCGGGTGGCCGCTGTCTATGCGTGCGTTCGCCTCATTGCCGGTGCCATCGCCGGCCTGCCACTTCACGTCTTTAAGCAGGAATCGGATGACAGGGTGCGAGCGCGAAACCACCCGTTGGACTGGCTGCTGAATCACGCGCCCAACTCGCTGATGACCGCTGCGGTATGGCTGGAATATGTGGTGACCAGCATTCTGCTGGCCGGCGATTCCTTCAATCTCATTGTCTGGACTGCGGGCGGCCAGGCGCTGGAAATCATCCCG